TAGTCCACAATCATGCCTTTCAAATACACGTCATGACGTTGATCTACCAACACCACAAATTCAGGTTGAACATAATTGATGCAGCCTGGCTCAGGTGTATATTTGTTCACATATTCTAACACATATGCGAGTCCACTGCAACCTGTGGTTCGAACGCCCAGCCGAATACCTGCATAGCCCTTGGCTGCAACCAGTTTGACAATTTTGTTTCGGGCGGTGTCAGTGAACGTTATCATATTGTTTTATAAATTCTTCCAATTTACTTTCCCAAACAACAGTAACATTGTATCCCAGTGATTCCAGGTATGTTTGTCTGTCAGAATCCAATTGCCATTTTTCTCTAGCAGTTTTCTTTAACTGGGGATGATAAAAATCTTCTTTGAATACAGTTGGATTACAATGCCAATAATCGCCATAAACTTCAACTATGTGTTTTGTGGTTTCATTTATGTAATCAGGTTTGTATCTACCTATTCGCTTGTCTGTTTGATATCCAACTAACACATTTTCTAAAAGTTTTTCTTTTTTACTTCTTGGAGATGTTTTTGCTAATTCAAGGGCACAGATAACGCCGTATTTTTCAAAAACAGTTTTATCTCGTTTTTGATAATATTCTGCATCATGAGTTTTACCGTAAAACGGTTGTTGATTGGCTGGTAAGTTTTTGTTCCAGGCCGTTTGTAATCCTTGTGTATTTTTATTCCAAGGTATTCTGCCTTTGCATGAATCGGACAACTTTTTAGTCCAGGTGTCCCTATTTTTTTCTCGAGTCGCATACCGATCAGCATTCCATATTCGTGACTCTTTCATATCTGGATTTCGCTGCCAATGCAACTTTGCTGAACAAGATTTTGAACAGCATTCTATTCCAGACTCTTTAACAAGTGTCCCGCATACAGGACAAGGCTTGTGTCCTTTTTGATATCCGGTTTTGTTATCTTTTCTTAGAGAAATACCACAACCACAGTTACATAGATTTTTCATAACTTTATTTATCAAAGTTATTTGCTCTATGTTTGCTCGTGTTTTTCTTTATAGTCTTTGATTGCAGCGGCGATGGCGTCAGAAGCAAGGATTGAACAATGGATTTTGACTGGGGGCAGGGCAAGTTCTTCAGCAATTTGGCTATTTTTAAGAGCTGCGGCCTCGTCCAGCGTCTTGCCTTTAACCCACTCGGTAACAAGAGAGGAACTCGCGATTGCACTACCGCAACCGTAGGTTTTGAATCTTGCGTCTGTGATGATGCCATCTTCTACCCGAATTTGTAATTTCATTACGTCACCGCATGCCGGTGCGCCGACCATGCCAGTGCCCACATCGGGGTCATCCTTGGCAAAACTACCCACGTTGCGTGGGTTTTCATAATGTTCCACAACTTTTTCCGAATATGCCATATTGTTCCTTTGTTAATCGAAAGTTTGACTAAACATTCGGCCTCGATATCTAAAAGTCACTGTTTCACCACGCTGCACTGTGACCGGCACCGAATCACACACTGTGCGATAACTGATTCCGCCGGGCTGCGACTCGCCACGACCGGCTTGATAACCCACCACACCACCCACCACAGTGGCAATGTCACGTCCTGAACCACTGCCGATTTGATTGCCAATTGCAGCTCCTGCAATGGCTCCCAGAACTCCACCTGCTGCATTGCCCGAAGTGGCAGGAGTTTGAACAGACACTTCTCGACACTGCTGTTGATATGTGGTAATCATGCGTGGTTCAATTCTCACAATTTCCACAGTGCCATAATTGTTGTATTGGGCCATGGCACCAGCAGACGCAAACAATGCAAACACGATTGCAAATCGTTTCATGGTATTCTCCTTGAGTGGATTATACTATATTTAACGCCTGAGGTCAACCTTTGGTTTACTCAGTATGATTATTTGTTCATTCCGCGTTTCATTGCGGCTTTGGCGTTTTTGTTTACGATGTCTTGTGCAGTGTCCACTGACATTGCAGTGTTGACTTCTTGATTGCCGCGATAGCGTATGACATCCGAATTTGGTTGAACTGGTTCCAGTATGTTTTTGAGCGGCTCTTTGAGCACCAACTCGTCCAGCATCTGGTCATTGATATTGACGCCAATGTTTTTAGCTGCATTGATAAATGCTTGTTTGCTGATTTCTTTTCGTGCGTTTTGATCTTCGGCGCGACCAGCAAGAAAATCAACCAGGGCGGCTAATTTTCTAGTGTTGGCCGTGCCGTCTTCAAATTCACGAATCAGCATTATCTGCGCTCACGACCCAGGTCAGCAGCGGCGCCAGCAGGTTCTTCGGCACCTGCTGCACCAGCGGCTGCGTCAAGGTCTGCGGCAGCGGCATCGAGATCTGCGCCTGCTGCATCCATATCTGCAACAGCGCCAGCATCAGCTCCAGGCATCATGCCAGTGTCCATGGCAGCAGGTTCGCCTGTGACAACTCCCAGGGCAGCATCCATCTGCTGTTTGCCAGCTTGTAGATTTTGCACCAGACCGCTGAGTGCAGCAGTGGCATCAGCATTGAATTGGTTGGCCTGTTGTTGGCCAACTTCGTTCTTGATAGAGTCAACCAGTGCAGGAAGATCTTTGAACTGCATGGCAGTGATTTCTTCCAACATCTTCTGCATCTTGTCTACCATGTCTTGTGCTGCCAGCACAACTTGAGCTTGTTGAACTTCGCTGGCTTCACGCAAAACTTCAGTTTCACGCATTCTGGCTGCCAGTCCTTGTTCCATGACCATGAGCTTCAAGTAAGCAGAATTTTTCTCGCTGCGATGAAAATCAGGTTGGCGACGTTGTTCTTGTATTAGGCCGCGCACGCGATTCAGCATGTTGCGAGTCTGCTTGCGACTCAGATTATCAAATCTAATGTTTTGACCAAAAAAACTTTCAAACACACGAGCGGTTTGTTTTGATTGTTGTGGCGTGGCCAGATCTTGCAGTTTCATTTTCGAATCCTTTTTGCTGTAGGTATTTAGCCCAATTTAAACATTTGTTCAATTGAGTTTCGATATCTTTTTTGTGCAGAATTTTCAGTTCCAGTTTGATTTCTATGTTTTCTTTCAGCACCGGGTCACGACTTTTGTTGGCCACACCTGCACGAACAAATATGTCGTTTTTGATGTTTTCCAACATGTTGTCCAGATTCAACAGATCCCGAGCCAAATTGTATTGTTGATATTTGTCGGCCACACACCAACTTATGGCTGTGCGTGTGCTGTGAAAAAATCCCTGACTTTGATCGTTGATGAATACTTTGTATCCGAATTTCTGGGGAACAATTCTATATCGACCAAATGCTTCGTAATCGCCTTGATCATTTTGCCAAATTAAGCTGGGCAAAATATCCCGAAACTCCACGCGAATCAAACGCTCGAAATCTTGATCTCTAATCATTTGAACACATATGTTACTAGTAGATAACCGATGACAGCTGTCAAAAATCCAATGATGCCCACGCCCCAGGCCAGGAGACGATCATTGCTTTTGTCGGACATTTTTTCAATGCAGTTTTTCACTGTGGTCACTGTGTCAGCCACGGAGACAATTTTTGCGTCCATTGTTTCTAGTTTTTCTTCTAGAAACTTGTAGCGTTGAGCACATAACTCAACATGAGCTTCCAGGCTCTTTTTTTCAATTTCGGTGGTGTCACTCATGATCAGTTATTTACCGTTACAACGTCGAACCAAATGTTCTGTTGACTGCCGTCTGAGGTCAAAAATAAATTGGTAACAAATTTTTCATCCAGGCCTGTCAACATAGGAACACCTTCACAGTCTTGTTTGAGTATGCCAAACGGATCTTGATCCTGTTGATATATGCCTTCAAACTCCACTGCAAATGAAAAATTCCAATAATTGTTGTGGTTTACTGGTGTGGAAACGTCGAATATCTGTGTTCGTAGTTGCAGCAGTTGAACAATGGTTTCCAAATTTCTTTGTTGGTTTCTAGCTCTGTCCCAGCTGGATTGATCCACAATATTGTGACCCGCAAGATCAAGAAACGGAACTCGCTGAGGCTTGAAGTGACCTGTGATTCCAGTTTCTGTGATGTCAAAGATTGTGCGGCACTGTATCTGCATGATGCACGATATTTAACCGCCAACAAAAAACCCCGGAAATTCCGGGGTTTGTTGCATCAAATATGATTTGATTAGGTCGATAGCTTGAAGCCAGCGTTGGTGCAAGAGCTGAACTGGTTGGTTCCAACAACACCAGCCACGTTGGCAGCAGCCAAAGCAACTGTGGTGTTGGCAAATGCGCCAACTGGGTAAACAGCAACGCTTAGAGCGGTGCCGTCAACTTGATACATAGCAACTGTGGTTGTTTGCTGAATAGCTTGTAGAGCGTTAGAAACAAAACCATTTACACCTTGTTGAGCAGCCATGGTATTGGCAGCAACGAAACGGAAGAACTCAAGTTTTGGACCTTGAGGTTGAACTGGTGAACCAGCTGTGGATGTTGAAGGTGCAATAGGACCGTTCTGGGTGTCTAGTGCAAATACTGGTTGTGCATCACCATTAGCGCGAGCGAAAAATGCCATAATAAATCTCCTAAGTAAGTGGCCTCATTGGGCCTACTTTTATTTATCCAAACGGCAAAAAATTACTTCGTAGCTGCGGCTTTACGGGCAGGATCTGCAAAGCCGCCTGCGGTTCTGCTCACAACCTTGGCACGGCCTGCAGGGGTGCTAAACACCCAGCCTTCCTGTCCCGGCTGTTGCAAATCCAGCTGTTTCTGTAGGTCTATTTTTAATTCATGCAACTTGTTCCATATGGCAAAAGCAACACTCATGCCCAAGATATTGCTACGAGGACTCTGTAGATATTCCACAATGTTGTTATATTTGCGAGGGGTGACCTTGGTCTTCAGCCACTCGCCAAATGCCTGCGGGGTTGCGTTGGAATAGTCTGTGCCTTTAAGACTGTTGATAAAATCTTCCATCAAGCTTGGCAAGTCTGTGATCTGTAATGCTCTCAGTTCTGCAGGATTGAGAAGACCTTGCAGTGCCTTTGCATTTTCACCACGAGCATAACTGGCCAACTCGCTCATGATTTTTCTATCAAGTTTGAGATTTTGTAAAGTGTCTACTGTGGCACCTGTGACCATGAGCCCAGGCACTTTTTTTAACTTGGATTCAGGATCTGTGACTGGCTGTTCAACGCCTGTGGGATTATCCATGTAGGTGTGTATAGCTAGACCAATTTTGCTGTCTTTGATTTTTTGTCCCAGCGGACTGTTTTCAGGAATTCTATATGGAATACCGCCCATTTTGTTGGGCTGGAACAACAAGAGGCCAGCGTTTGCTTGTACAGGATCAGTTGAACTGTAGAGCATGTCTCCTTTGAAATATCCGCGAAAGTTTTTGGGTGTGGCTGCTTCTAGGTAAGGCCATAGTTCTTGATACATGGGCAACAACTTTTGAACTCTATCAGCTTTGTTACCTTTGGCTGCTGCTGTTTGATCACGCTGAGCCATGATTGCGGCAATTTGTTCAGGACTACGAGCCAGACCTTCATAACCCACAGCAGTGGCTCCGGCTTTGTCTGTGAGCACAAATTCTCCGGCATCGTTACGCCCAAAGATCACAGCTGGACTACCGTCCCACTTGATGGTGGCATATTGCTTGGTGTTCTCAGCAGTTTGTTTGATAATGTCCAAGGCTTCACGAACACCTGCAAGTCCTTTTTGAAACACCAGGTCTTCGATATAAGGTATGCGAGGATTTTTGGCTTCCGCTAGATGTTGTTTTTGTTCATGCTCAATCAACGCATACATGCCTTGATTCACAATTCTATCACGCAGTCGACCCAGAAACCCAACATCGTCTTCTCTCAGCATGGGTTCGTTAAGTCCTTCGCGCTTTAAGTATTCTCGGAAGTCTGCCAGCTTGGCATCTCGTTGCTGGTCCGTGGCCAATGTGGCGTAGATACTTTCTACGTTTTTGAGATTCTTTCTTGTGGCAGTGGGTCCCAACAGTGTTTGTGCCACATAGTCAGGATCCATGCCATTGGGCACTAGTTGATTGGTAGCTCTGCTGAACATGCCATTGGCTCCAACTTTGAGTCCCAGTTGCTTGGCAATGGAGCTCATCAGCACATTACGATTCATGCCTTTGTAGGCACTGTCTTCGCCACCGGCGTAGTAAAATACTCCCCAGTCCAAGTTGGAAAAAAACATAAAATCTGTTTGCACAAATCCATTGGAAGGTTTGCCAGCAATGGGCACTCTGAGATGCACTTCTCCGCCCTTTTTGACCCACTCTTGTGGATCTTGGCCCTGACTTTGTATAAACTGTGTGAGCTTGGCGGCCAGTTGTTCTTTGTCTACTTCATTGACATCAACTGCAAGATCCAAATCCCCAGATGTTGCTGCTCTACCAGTTGATCCCAACCAGCGGAGAGGTGTTTTGGTTTCAGGATCCACGTCAGATGTGAAATCCAGGCCTGTGACTTTTTCTACCCAGGCAACAGTGGCAGGCACATCAGCTTTGTTGATACGCTGTGTCAATGGATTACCGTTGGCATCCTTGAATACATTTCCGCCTTCCAGTAATTTCATTATGTTACTCTCATTCCTGCCAGTCTAGCCAAGGCATTTAACACAGGATTGCCTGTGTTTCCAACAACATTGCTGCCAGTGGCCGAGGTCATTATTTGTCCTAGTTTTTCTAATTCTGCTTTGGTCAATGAAACACCCTGCTGTTGAACTAGAGTCAGTATTTCTGCATCAGTGGGTGTGGCACTACCAGCAGCAGAAGCAGATTGTGCGGTTGCAGTTCCTTTGTTTTTGACTTCTGCTTGTATGGCTGCAATTGCTGTGTTAAAATATGTGTTGATTGCTTGTGTGGTCGCTGGAGATTTTGGATCAGCAAGACTTTGAACAGCAACTTTGGTCAGTTGGTCGCTGAGAGCTTGTTTGTATGCAGGGTTGCTACGAATACTGTCCATGTTAATGCGACTGATGGCCAATTTAGAATCAGACCAACGTTGAAATGCTGATTCTACGTCCTGCAGTTGAGTATCAACTGCTGACGTGTCTGCAGCGCCGGCAGATGCCGCTGGTGCAGAGCTGGAAGCAGCAGGTGCTGCTGGTGCAGTGTCTGTGGCTCTGCGCCTGGCAGCATTTACCACAGTTGGTGCCTGTGCTTGCCATTGTGCTTTTAAATTATTGACCATTTGTTGCACAGCCGGATTCTGCATCACTGTTTGCAAAGACTGCGGCAGAGTCACCGGATCAGCCACGGATCCACCTACAGTGTAAGCTGGATTGCCCAGTGCTCTTCTAATCCAATTAGGATTGGCCAATTTTTCTGCGTTTTTGGCTGCTGCGGCTTGCGTGGCTGCTTGTTGAGCTGCACCTAACTGTGCAGAACTAAACATGCTACCCCAGTTGATTTCATTGACCTGTGATTTTCTTGGTTGATTTAGTTCATGAATTTGCATCTGTGCGTCTCACTGTTCTAGTAAATTTTCCTGGATCACGCAGCTTGATAGCATTCAACAATTTGCGATGTAGGTTTTCTGCTTGTTCTGGTGTGTAGGTGGCATCAATTTCTTCAAGCAAACGAATTGCACTGGCAATAACATTGGATGCACGATTTTCAATGATGTGTCGCTTGTCGCGTTCCACATACATTGAGTCCAGTTCTTCCAGCAAACTGCGAGTTTTCTTTTGCATGACTTCAGGGCCTTTTTGTTATTTATGGGTTTGAGCCACAGTTATCATCACAAATAAGCAAACGACCTCTAC